TCACTCACCCTCCTTGCCAGGTGGGGCCTTGTCAATTAGGGTATACCCCTATTTGGGTCCCGTGCACCAAGTTGGGGCAGGGGGCCCCACAGACCGCAAGCTGCTACAATTTCAAAATTTTTTTGTAATTTTTTTGTAAAATACTAGGGTTTACCCTAATGCTACATAAAAATGCTGCACTGCATCCTGTCTTCTGTGTCCCGAAAACAGCATTTTAATTGATAATCATTCTTATCTGCAGACCAACAATCAAGGACTTAGGCATTTTCGGGACATAGAAGACATAGAAGACACCCTTTATTCTATTTTATTAAAAATATTTTAAAAAAATAATTTATTATCCTGGATAAAGTTAAAACAAGGGTGTCTTCTATGTCTTCTGTGTCCCGAAGGGACAGAGTCGAACCATATTTTTTAAACGTGGCAGTAATCGATGGCGTTTTTGCATTAATATAGGTATGAGCAGGTACGTATATCAAATACAGGGGGCATTGGAAGATGCCAGTGGTAGACTTAGAGGTCTACGGGTCTTGGTATGTGATTTGTATAATTTTGAATCGGTGGATGTTCCAATCGAAATCTTAGACAGAGAAACAGCACGCTACCTGCAATTTAGGATGAATGTGACAGAATCGGCGCCCAACATCGCCAAGCTGCCATACTCCGTTCAAAACAACATACGAGTGCCGTTAGGGCGCTGGCTGGACCGTTGGGTCCTCACTAATTTTCATGGCGATAGCATCAAATCAACGAATACTAACCCTGGACCTATGGAAACTGGCCTCTGAGATTAGGCCAGGCGATTACCTGTTTAACAACGATGGTCAACTGGTACAGGTAAAAAGCATTCACCCCTACGTATCCAACGAATGCTATGAGGTGGAGTTTGATGACCACGTCACGATCTGCGGCGATAAGCACCTGGCATTCATGCTGGAAAACCCTAAGTACCGCAAAAGGTTGCGAGAATACAAGGGAGTACATAAATTTCGGCGCCCACTACGGCGCTATAGCGTCTTGGATATTGTGGAGTCTGGCGAAAACTTATCAATGCCGACTACCAAGCCGTTGCAGTTCCCACACCAAGATCTACCCATACCACCGTTCTTGTTAGGATTTTGGTTCCTGGGTAAGAGAGCCAACAAGACGATGGTACCATCGCCAGGTTGGTCAGAATTTATACACCAAAAATTTAAAGACGCGGGGTACAAGATTACAACCCACCGGCTTAGGATGAACAACGAGCGTGAGTTTAAGTGCCACCCCAGTATCGAATCTCAGCTGGCGCCGTTTATTCCTAAAAAAATTCCGGCCAGATATCTTTACGCATCGGTTGAGCAAAGAATTGAGCTGCTGTCTGGATTAGTCTACGCAAGACGCGGACACTACAATGTTAAGAATGACGAGTTTGTTTTTACGTCAAAGAACCGAGAGCTTATGAATCAGATTCGTTTTTTGGCCGAATCACTCGGCAGCAAAACGTTTACGATTCAGAAAAAAGACACGGGTTCATTCGTGATGAACTTTAAAACTTACATTAAATTAATTGATACGCAGGTATCTAAACCACTAAAGATTCATTACGGTAGGCGGTACATACCAGAGATTAGACAAGTTAAACCCCAATCGTGTGTGCACATCGAGACAGATGGCGCAAATAACACATTCTTGGTAGGCGAAGGATTTATTTCAGCATGCTGACACCATCACAAGAACTTAAGCTAGAGAAGTTCGCAAAAGCACATAGCCACTGGCCTAAGCCAGAACTAGACGCGGCCATCTGGCGCATCCGTTGGCAACTCCAGGCACTACCTCATCAAAAAGAACCAGAAGATGGAGAATATGACACCTTCCTTATGCTTGCGGGCCGGGGATCTGGCAAGACGCACACTGCTAGTCATTGGATTGGTATTCGGGCTTGGGTCTACGGCGGAACCCGCTGGCTTGTCACAGCTCCTACGAGCAATGACATCCGAGCCACCTGTTTCGAAGGAGACTCCGGACTCCTCAACATCATCCCCGAATCTCTCATCAAAGACTACAACAAGTCCCTCTTCGAGATCACCCTTACCAACGGCTCCCTCATCCAAGGCATCCCAGCCTCAGAGCCAGAACGTTACCGTGGTAAACAGTTCCACGGGGCATGGTTCGACGAGCTCTGCGCATTCGAGTACCTCGACGACGCCTACGACGGCGTGCAGTTCACGCTGCGTCTTAGAGATCCACGGATCCCCCGCGTCCAACAAATCATCACCACGACCCCCAAGCCAAAAGAATTGATTGTCGATTTGGCCGAAGGTAAAATCGGCGGCGATGTATACATGGTTAATGCCTCGTCTTATGACAACCGGCAGAACTTATCGGAAACATTTTTTAAACAGCTTGAGACTTACGATGGCACTGACATTGGACGTCAGGAGATCTATGGAGAAATCTTAGATCCCGAGCAAGCGGGTATTATCAAACGTAAACAGTTCAAACTCTGGCCGGCCAATAAGCCAACGCCAACCCTGGAATACGTCATCGCATCATATGACCCAGCTACCAGCGAAAAGACCATGAACGACCCCACGGCCTGCACAGTGTGGGGCGTGTTTGAACAACAAGACGCTGGCACATCGGTCATCTTACTGGACGCATGGGATGAGCACTTAGCATACCCACAACTGCGCCGAAAGATTATTGACGATTTTAAAGAAGTAGTCTATGGTGCGGATAACGATTTTGCTAAGGGCAAGAAGGCAGACCTTATTCTGATGGAAGATAAATCTGCTGGTATCTCACTGATCCAAGAACTCCAAGGCTCTGGTGTACCGGTGCGTGGATACAACCCTGGCAGGGCGGACAAAGTACAGCGATTAAATATCGTCGCGCCCCTGGTTGCTAAAGGTAAGGTGTTTATCCCAGAAGATCCAAAAATTAAGGGCGAGTTTGCCGACTGGGCAAAACGATTCTTGCGCCAGGTCTGCTCATTCCCAGAAGCGGGTGGGCATGATGACTATGTTGACTCACTATCACAAGCACTAAGGGTATTACGAGACTCTGGTTGGTTGCAGTTAGATTATCTACCAGCACGCAATTATGACTATGCTGATGATGACTATTCACGCAAGTTTGTCAACCCATACGCGCAATAGGGCGGATTGCCCGTTATTATTGCATTAATATTAATAGGACAGCCAAGCTGTCACCAAATTCTTAAGTTAAAATAATCTATGGCCCAAAACCCACAATTACCAATCCAAGCTGGTAGTAATCTCCCCGGATTAGACCGGGAAGAGGACATCCATGAGGCGCAAGACCAAGAAATGGAAATGGACGCCTATGAAGATGCGTTGGGTTTAGACCCAGATGAAGTAGAGCAAGAAGTCATTGAACTTGATGATGGCTCCGTTGTGGTAAATTTTACACCAAAAGAAAGCCCACAACAAAACCCAGAATTTTATGCTAACCTGGCAGAAGTCTTTGATGAAGATGTTTTGCAGATGTTGGCAGTTGAGTACCTGGACTATATCGACGTTGATCGTGAGTCTAGAGAACAACGAGACAAGCAGTACGAAGAAGGATTACGCCGTACCGGTTTAGGTAAGGACGCGCCTGGAGGAGCCACGTTCGACGGAGCTTCCAAAGTCGTTCACCCAGTTATGGCTGAGGCCTGCGTAGATTTCGCTGCGTCTTCATCCAAAGAATTATTGCCACCCGATGGAATTGTTAAGTCAAACATCAAGGGCACTGCAGATCGCGTCAAAGAAGAGATTGCTGAACGTAAAGTAAACTTTATGAACTGGCAGCTCACAGAACAAGTACCAGAGTTCCGTGACGAGATGGAGCAGTTACTTACCCAGTTACCGCTTGGTGGTTCTCAGTTCCTTAAATGGCGCTATGACGCAGAACAGCGTCGCCCAACATGCGAATGGGTGCCAATCGATAATATCTTGTTACCTTGGGCCTCTACCAATTTCTACACAGCAGGACGCGTAACTGAAGTACAAGACATCACAGAAGATGTGTTCTTACAACGTGTTGAAGCTGGAATCTATCGTGATATCGATAGTGAATATTCTTCTGATGCACCATTAAACGATCAGACCCAATCTGAAAAAGCAAACAATAAGATCGAAGGCAAGGATATGCCTTCTAAAAATATTGATGGCTTGCGTCGTATCTACGAAATTACTTGTTTTATTCGCCTAGATGATGATCCAGAAACTGATGGTAAACGTGCACCATACATTCTCACAATTGATGAGACAACAAGCAAAGTATTAGCACTCTACCGCAACTGGGAAGCTGGCGATGACAAACTTAAAAAGATGGACTGGTATGTCGAGTTCAAATTTATTCCCTGGCGTGGAGCTTACGCTATTGGATTGCCTCATCTTATTGGTGGCCTTTCTGCTGCTCTTACCGGGGCTCTGCGCGCTTTACTTGATGCTGCTCACATCAACAACAGCCAGACAATGCTTAAACTCAAGGGTGGACGCATTGGAGGACAGTCTGACCGAATAGAGCCAACTCAAGTTATTGAGATTGAGGGAGCCCCTGGCGTTGATGACGTTCGCAAGATTGCGATGCCAATGCCATTTAACCAGCCATCTTCTGTGCTGTTTAATCTGCTTGGTTGGTTGACTGATGCCGCTAAAGGTGTTGTTACTACAGCCGAAGAAAAGATTGGCGAAGCAAACAACAACATGCCTGTCGGCACGGCGCAAGCGCTGATCGAACAAGGCGCCAAAGTATTCTCTAGCATTCACGCCCGTCTGCACCGTAGCCAGGCTAAATCTTTAATGATCGTCTCACGTATCAATCATTGGTACTTAGATGAGATGGACAACCAGTCTGGCGAAGAGATTAAAGTTCGTGACTTTGCGTATAACTCTGATGTACGCCCAGTGTCTGATCCTAATATTTTCTCTGAGACACAACGTTTAGCACAAAACCAGGCACTGTTGCAGATGGCGTCATCCGCGCCCCCTGGCATGTTTGATATGCGTTCTGTTTATCGCCGCGTACTTGCGCAGTTAAAAGTTCCAGCAATTGAAGAGATCCTGCCAAACCCAATGGGCGCGCATGAATCTAACCCAGCACTAGAAAACGTTTCAATGACCATGGGTCGTCCTGCAGCAGCATACCCAGATCAAGACCACATTGCTCACATCAAGGTTCACTTAGAATACGCAGAAAATCCAGCCTATGGTGGCAACCCTGTCATTGGTCCTGTATTTGCTCCTCATGCACTTGAGCACATCAAGCAACACTTGACACTGCATTATTTACAATCGATGCGCGCTTATGTGGCCCAGGCTTCTGGCGGCCACGATGTACTTGAATTGCACACAGAAAAACCATTGGATATCGAGGCACAACAAGCGTTGGCCCTGGCATCGCAGATGGTTGATGAAGATGCTAAGATGAACTTGTCTGGTTATGTACAACAAATCCAGGCCTTGGCAATGAAAGTACAACAAGCACAACAAGCTCAGATGCAGCAAGTTGCTATGAATGATCCTACTTCTGCTGCAATTATCAAAACATCGATGGCTGAGACAGAACGTAAGACACAAGAGTTCCAAGTTAAGATTCAATCTGACTTACAACAAGCACAACAAAGCTACCAACTCAAGGTTGCAGAACTGCAGCAGAAAGTGGCCGAGTTGCAAGCTAAGTATTCAACCCAGACCAATATCGACAACCAGCGTAATGCTACCGATATCGCGATGGCAAATATTAATAATGCAGCAAAAGAACGTGTCGCAGCCATTACGGCCGGTGCACAAATGGATCAGCAGCAGGCTCAGCTTGACCACGAACAGAACATGTCTGCCATGGAGGCTATTAAAGCATCCGATCAGGACATCCGTCAACATGGTCTAGCAGTACAGCAGCAGAATTTCCAATCACAGGCAGATCAAGTAGCACAGCAGGCAAAAGCACAACAACAAGCCGCATTAGCTCAACAGCAACATGAGCAACAATTGCAGCAACAAGCATTCCAGGCGCAAAACCAAGCATTACAGTCACAAGCCCCGGAACAACAAGCAGCACCACAACCACCCACTGAGGAACAATAATGGCAAAAGATGAATTAGGTTTTCGTCAAACCTACAAGCAAATGGGCAAACAAAGCTCCGGCGGCGGCCCAGAAGACAAAAATTTAGACGCTGGTAATTCTGGCTCACACCGCGACAACAACTGGAAGATTGGCGCAGCGCAAGCTAAGATGGCTAAATCTTCTAAAGTTGGTCCAGATAAGAATCTGAACGAAATCGGCGGCGGAAATTTCTACTAAAAAAAATTCTGTGAAAAGAATCAATCCTAAAACAGGTAAATTTTTTAAACGTGGCGATTTACGTGGTGATGGGTTTGCGTTCCACCATTATCGATACGATCGCCCTTTAAAAGATGGATACTTAACAGAGGCTTGGTATAGCCCTGCAGCTTTTTCCCAGCAAAACTTAGGAATGGCAAAATGCAGGGAAAGAAACAGAGACAAAGCTCGTAAAGAAACAAGAAAATGGCAAATAGCTAATCCAAGTAAAGTTTGTGCTTATACAAGAAATAGGCGCGCAACAAAAATTAACAGAACGCCAACTTGGCTTACAAAAGAACACCATCTTCAAATAGAGGGTTTTTATTTACTTGCAAAAGAAATGGAAAAGCAATTTGGGAAAAAATATGAAGTTGACCACATTGTTCCACTTAAAGGCAAAACTGTGTCGGGATTGCATGTACCTTGGAATTTACAGATATTAACTAAATCTGAAAATTGTTCAAAAAACAATAGTTTTTAGGGCGGATTTTTCGCTCCAATTGCATTAATATGAGTATGAAAGATATTTTAAGCGAGATTCTGCATAGAATCAAGACCGCACAATCTGAAATGACGGAGGCAATAGCTTCCGGCATTAATGTACATAGCTTTGATGGATATCAAAGACTTGTAGGTAAGCGAGAGGGTTTATCCGATGCCCTCGCGATTATTGATCAAATTTTATCGGAGGACGATGAAGACCTGTAGAGGTCATAGGAGCACTGCATAGTGTTTGATGTTAATCAAAAAGACGAACCAGATTTACGTACGGAGTTAGAGTGTTTTCCCGAAGTAGACCCTGGTGTTGATGTGGCTGGAGATCGAGTATTGGTACAATTACGCCGAGAAAAGACAACCAGCAAAGGTGGAATCATCCTTGTGGATGAAACCAAACAAACCCTACGTTTTAACGAGACTGTAGCTAAAGTACGCCAGATTGGCCCCCTAGCATATAAGTCACCGGACACATTAGAGCCTTGGATTGAAGGCCCTTGGTGTAAAGAAGGTGATTTGGTTAGAACCATCAAGTACGGCGGTGACCGTTTTGTTATTAATCCTGATGATGGTGGCGCCCCAGTGGTGTTTATTACGCTTCAGGCACGTGAAATCATCTCTCGTATTCGCAGTTTTGAGTATGCGCAGAAGATGAAGTCGTTTGTAGATTAATTTTGAAAGAAAATTATGGCAGAAAATGAAAAAGATATACCCGTTAAAGAGCAAGACGACGGAAGTGCACTGGTCGCATACGAATTAGAACCAGATCTTCTTGCTGATGCTGAAGAAGACGGCAAAAAGAAGAAAAAGAAGGAAAAAGACGTTGAAGATTCATCCGATAACGACGATGAAGATCACGGCGATGAGCAAGACGATGAAAATGATGGCGAAACGGAAGACGAGCGAGAGCAAATCCGTGAAGCCCGCAGAGAAGAGCGCAGACTTAAGAAAGAATTAAAAAAGCAGCGCGATTTAACAGCACAAAATAAGATTAAAGCGCTTGAACGGCATAACGAAGAGTTAGCAAGACGCTTAGCTGCGGTCGAAAGTACCGCAACATCGTACCAATTTGCACAAATCGACAAGGCCATCGAAGATGAAGCCACTCGAGTCGAGTATGCGAAGATGAAGATGTTGCAGGCAGCCCAAAGCGGAGATGCAGCCGGTCAGGTAGATTTTTTAGAGCAATTAACAGAGGCTAAACAGCGTCTGCAACAGGCTCAGCATTACAAGAAACAACAACTCGAGTCAGCTAAGGCACCTAAGCAGAATGTGCCTAACGAAATCAGTACAGAAGTTCAACAAAACGCCACAAAATGGCTAAAAAAGAACTCCTGGTATGATCCACAGGCTCGAGACACAGATAGTAGAATTGCAAAGGTAATTGACCAAGAACTTGCCACAGACGGATGGGATCCGGCGGATCCAGAGTACTGGGAAGAGTTAGATAATCGGTTATCAGCACGTCTGCCTCATCGATACACATCGAAAGGAGGCTCAACGAAGAAGCATAGTGGTCCAACAGCCTCTAGCCGAGTTGAAAGTAGCAGCGCCAAACCTGGCACAATCAGATTAAGCCCTGAGCGTGTACAGGCTATTAGAGACGCTGGTGCGTGGGACGATGTTGAGAAACGAAACAAAATGATCCGTGCTTATGCACAGTATGATCGTAACAATAAAGGTTAATTATCATGGCAAATACAAGAATTAAACGTGACTTAGATGATCGCTTAGCTGATCGAGCACAAGAAGTAATGGAACGCGCAAATAACGCGAATCCAGAAGACATTGCACGTCGTGAACGCCTTGATGCGTTTAGAGACAAGTGGGCAAATAGTGCGTTGCCCGAGATTCC